TAATCGTCATGGACGTACCGTCTGGCTTCGTAATCACACTAGCGGTAGCTGTACTCGTCCCTCCTGTAATGGTTTCTCCTACAGAAAAACCGGAAGAATCAGCCACCGCTAGGGTAATCGTCCCAATAGGATAGGTAACAACTGCTGACGATGTGGATAGATTAGCAAACGTTTGTGTGATTTGCTCAACGGTCCACAGGTTAAGCCCCCTGTTAGCCCATTCGGCAAACAGGAGATTTAAGGATCGTCTCGAAGTTCTCGCATCATATCCAGTACGAAGTTCTAGGCCGCACCTTTCGAAAGCTTCCTCGATGACATCAGCCATATCTAGATTGAAATCAACTGATCCAGAAGTAGCCATCGGAGTTAGTACTCCTTAATGCATTCCAGGACAACCGTATAGGTATCGGCAGAACCAGCCCCAACAGTGGTGAACCTAATATCCCCAGTAGGACTTGTGGCACTGTTCACTAAACCCCCAAAGGAAGAGAAGTCAAAGTCGCCTTGATAGCCAGAGGGGAGTTCAGTCACTAATGTATCTGTGCTTGCATCCCATAAAATTTTTACGGAAAGCCCAATCGTGCTAAACCAGATTTTAGTGATCTTAACTCCGGTACAAGCCGTTCCATCCTGAAGAGTAGATAGCCCAGAAACGTCTATTGCCATAGCCGCAGTCTGGCCACTATCCACGTAGGTATACGCAAAAGACTTAACAAATTTGCGGGGACCATCCTCGATGACTTTTTCAGTAAAAACATCAGCCATAGATCTGATCCTATTCTTTTATCAACCCACGAAGCACCATTGATTTGTGCAAAGCACTTCCAGGAACAGGCTTAACCACAGCTTTCTTTGGAGACGCCTTTTTCTCAGAAGGAGACGTGGTTTCTGTAGCTTTAGATTTTGCCATGTCTCACCTTTATGGTTGCTTGTCGTATTGAGTCATACCATCCGTGGTGCGCTGTGCTACCGTCAAGAGATAGTCACAATCAACCTTATTAGCCGCAGCTTCACCAGCCACCGCAGCCAACCATGTAGTCATTTGAGAAGTTGGGATAGATGTAGTTGAAACCGTTGTTGTGACCAACACACGATCAACATAAAATTCCACCTGTCCAGTACCACGAACAATGAAGCCCAGCCGTCGATCACCGCTAATTGTGCCTCCAGAAACGGAACCATCAGCAAAATCAATGCCCGTATCGGTTTTGGTTTCAGTCCCGCCATTGTCAGTAACAGCGTAAATATCTGCTGCTTCGTCAACAACGAGAAAGCCGATTTGATTATTGGTAGTAAAAGGAACCGTTACACTCAATGTGGCATTCTCACAAAGACCAACAAAAATATCCATCTGATCCGCATCTGTTGTAACGATACGGGTTTCAAAGAATATTGCTTTACTAGCTTCAGGCTGCCATATTTCGTTGCCTTGAATAGCAGCGCCCGTGTTATCTGATCCAGTACCGGCAATCTCATACCATCCACCAATGGCGTCAGCTAAAATAGCACCTGTACCACTGGTAAGTTGTTGATAGGTCCAATCATTAGTGCCATCCACCGCAATCCCAATAAAATCTTCATACTGGAAAACATAATCAGGATTGGATTGAATTGGCAGATTAGTGAACCACGGGCCGCTAGCGTTTTGGGTTGCCCCACCGCTATATGCCACTGGTCCTGAAAAACGTGTAGTACCCATAAGTACCTCCTTACGAAAGGTTTCGCCCTAGAGTCTTCGTAAGCGTCTGCTGGGCCAGTCGCTAGGGCTAAGATCTCCCAGAAAAGGAATGGGAGAGAGCGTACCCTCTCCCATTAACCTTAAGCACCCGGTGATCCATATACACAACGAGGATCTGAATACCCAAAGCTGTAACGCTCACGGGCTTTGAACCTGACGTTGCCTGTATCGAAGTCACCTTCCATCTTCGTGGACATGGCAAGCCGCTCAAAATGGACAAACCCACGTGGGGTATCCGTTTTAAGGAACCATGCATCCGTGTCCGTGAGATAGTGATTAACGACATAACCCTGCGGAAGCATACCCATGTTCCGCACAGCGTTTACATCATTATCCGCTGTTCCCGGACGAAGTGTGGATTCCAGAAGACGATCCGCTACGAACTGAAGTGCAGCAGGAACAACCATCTTCGTGCCACGAACTGAAACCTTGAGACCCCGCTCATCGACAAAAGCCGCAATGTCGATAAGACCGTTCTCGAGGCTGGTTTCGTTGAGGTCAGCTGCGGTGCTGGGTTCGTTACGGAAGGTGTTTCCGTTAACCAACACGTGAGCCGTGGAGCACAACTCCAGACCGTCGCCACCCACGAAGTTACTGTCGAAAGCGTTGTTAAGAGTAGCAGCGCCTTTCACCTGTTTGGTGTTAGACATGCTACGGGCCAAAGCTTTCGTGTAACGGGAAGCCAAACGATCATAGAGGTTATCCTCGATTGCCTCTTCCGTAATCGAGAAGGCAAGCGCGATAGTCTCCATCGTATACCGGGCGGTATACGCCTCTTGTGCATCATCAAAGGAAATTGCCGATCCTTCCGATTTAACTGGCGCGGAGCCAAAACCGGAAAGCATCACCTCTTCCTCAAATGCACGTTCTGAGGATTCGGTTTCATAAATCTCGGCAGCTTCATTATCATACCTGGCATACTCAAGTCCAAAGAGGGCGTTGAGACCAGGCTCTAGCTCTTTAGCTAGTTGAGCTCTTGAAATAGCCATTGCTCAATCCCCTATATGCCGGTGGTTGAAATGGTCGTGCCAGCGTTAGCAGAACCATTTGGAGCACTAAAGTGATTATTCAAACGAACAATCACTCCCACGCCCGCAGCCGTGAAATCCAAATTCTCAGGATTGTCTTCCCATCCCATTATCCGAAGATGAAAATCAGCAGCGGTAGTGGCGGCGGTACTAATATCTACTGATGCCGAAGAAAGCCCAGTAGTAGTCGTTCCGCTTGTCGCTGTCGCAAACTGTGCGTTCTTAAACCTGTCTGCGATAGCTGTTGCCTTGCTTGTCCAAGTCGCGTCTGTCGCGATGACAAACAACTGGCTCGGATCATCAGCAACATACGCTTTAATCGGATGATTGCTGTCTGCTCCAGAACCAGGCCAAAGGTTGCTAAACGTAGGTTTCAACGTGGTACTAGCCACATACTCACAACCCATGAAAACGCCCAGAAGACTTACTGTGCCACCTGCTGCGGCCCCCACGATATCAATATATCCCGTGGAAAGAGGGATAACGGGAGAACCTTTGTAAATGGCATTCGAATTCGCATTGGCGATTTCATACATTGGGTAATTGGCAGTACCAGTCGAGTTAGCAGCCTGTCCCAGAATCTGTAAAGGGCGCAGGCCAAAACTTCCTTGACTGTTAGCCATTACTATTTCACTCCTGGTCCGCTATCTTATGCGGACCTCCAAAAGTTACACTAGACTGCCTCTCAGGTTTACTGATTGGCATTGCCGGATGTTGTTCTCGAGCTAGGTCGTGATCAACAGCCGTCATTTGATCCTGAGCCATCCTATGAAAATAGGCATTGCGTTCATCGGCAATTTCCGCGGGAATTCTTGCTAAGAGCAGCCCTCCTACCCCTATGACGCCGGCATGTTTGCCGTCCTCAATGGTAGGAATATCGAAGTCGGGGAACTCGTCCCCGCGCACCAGTTCCCATCCCTCGCGGGATCGTGCTGATACGTTTTTTCGGTCATCGTAACCCATGACCTCTGCTCTTATCCACCTGTGCCTGTATCCTTCAGGCGCTGGCGGCGCTTCCAACATGGAAGGCGGCTTCCACGATTGCGGGCGCGTTTGCCGATCACGTGTTTTAGTGGCTCTTGGCGTCTTAGGTGACTTCTGGCGAGCTGTGTTCTCGGTATCCATGGTTAATCCCTCACATACTTGGCATATTCTTCAAGCGGCACGTTGAGCCGTTTTGCAATTGCGACTTGTGAGGCGGTTAACCGCACTTTTTTTCGTCTACCTTTAGTGCGGGATGCGGAAGCTTCGGCTGACGCAACCTTTTTGCTTCCTCCGTTAGATGCGTCTGTCTGGCCAAGTTTATGAGGAAACTCAGCTTTTAGACGTTTATCAATTTCACTATAATAGGTTTCAGACTGTGGGTCAAACCCCTCATCTTCGACAAGTCTTCGATGAATTCCAAAAGCAGCATATGTCATGGGCTCGTCTTGGCCGAACCACTTGTTATGTTCAGCCCAAGCTTGCGCCCGTGGATCTGGTGGCGGCGCGGGCTGCGCCGGTGGTGCCGCCTGTGCTGG